TGTGGGTCCGGTCGGTCCTGTTGCACCTGTTGCTCCTGTCATGCCGACGGGGCCGGCGTTGTCCGTTCCAACAATCGTAACTGTTGCCGTCGTGGCGATACCCGATGTCTCGGTCGAACGCGTGATGGTGATCGCGGTAGAAGCCACGCCTACCTCGTCACATCAGCTAGAACAGTCACCTGTCCCGACAGCAACGTCGAGATCGCACCCGAGGCGTTCTCCTGGAGATCCCAGTAGTAGTAGCCAGGGGACAGTTGTGCGGAAGACGCCGGCGACATGACGCACGTGATCTGACCCGCTGCCCCGTTCGTGACCGTGCAAGTGAACGATGCCGACACAATAGCGATGTCGGGAGTCGTGCGGAGCTGGGCGGTGTAGGTGCGGCCCGTCACGTTGATCGGGGTCGTCCCGTCAGACGTAAGCGTGACAACAACAGTCTCAGTATCACCTCGGGTGATTGTCAGATCCTGGGTTGCGGGCGCGGGCATGAGCGCGAGTCTACCATTTCACCTTGTCGGCCCAGTAGGCGGCCGACATCTTGCCTTTGCGGATGTTGCCGGCGTGACGTGCCTTGAACGCTTTGTTGCGGGCCGACCCGTCGGGAGATCCCTGAACACCCTGCTGACCAAAACGGATCAGCTTCACCGTCGATCCCTCCTTGGCGAGAACCACGTGAGACTTCTTGGGATGGTTGGGCGTACGCTTCGGCTTGTTGTAGCCGGCGAACTTCTCCCCGCGATACTCAATCATTGCTTCGCCGCCCACGCATTATCGACGAGGTTCGGGTACGGGCGACCAGCCTTCGCGGCGCGCGCCTGGGCCTTCTTCTTCTGTGCCGGCGTCAACGACACCGACTTCTTGTTGGGGTTCTTCTTGTCCCAAAACTGCTTCTTCATGCCAGTCTCCCTGTTTCGACCTCAACCTTAGTGTTGGCTTTCTTCTCGATCTCTGCCGACCCGTCAATCTGCTTCGGCTCCCGAACAGGGTGGACGCAATCTTGCATCCGAAACAACCGTCGACGTCCAGGCCGGGATGGGTCTCTGCGTGCTTCATGCGGTGATGTACGCCCCGTAGCCCGCTGTCGTCAGATCAGCGACCTCCTGGGCGGTGAGCTCATGGATGTGCCCGCCGTGGTACACCTTCGCAACGATCGTGTTGTCGAACGGTTCGTCCTCGGTGTAGGTGCCGTCAGTCAACTTGTACACGTTCCTGCCCACATCGCCAGCCTGGAGATACGACATGATCCCCATCCCCGTTCCGTCGTCCCACGTGAGGAAGCGGTCAGTCGGCGGTTCGAATGTCGGCACGTTTGTGCGGAAGAGCTACTTGCTCTTCTTCTTCTTCATCGACACCGGCATCGTCTTTGTAGACGTCTTCGGAGCAGGCGGGGTCGTCTTCTTCTTCGCCGAAGCAGGCATGTAACCCAGCGACTCACGCGTCGACGGCTGGAGCACCGCACGGCTCATGTCGCCACGACCAGCGGCAGCCTTCAGGCGTGCGTGGATCTTCTTCGCCTCGGCGTTCGCGATAGCGTAGAACTTCTTGTCACCCAGCTTCGGACGCAGGCTGCCCTCACCGATCGTGTCGGGAAGAACATCGATCAGCGACTTAGCGGTCGGGTAGTCCCTCATCGCGTTGCCGGAAGCGACCATCGAGCTGATGTCCTTGGCGATCTTCTTGCGTGCGTCGCTGTCGCTCATCGCCTTCTTCGCGGCAACCTTCTTTGCGGGCATCTTCTTTGCGGCCATCGTTATTCCTTCTCGAGATCGGACGTGCTGATAATAGCAGAGGGCCCAGGGTTACCGTCCGAAAACGGGCCCTGGGCCATGCTCATCTCGCCGCTATCGCGCGGCTAGGAGGTTCAGGCGTTCGCGCCGATGGAGCTCGACGACTCGATGCGACGGAGGGCCTCCTGACGGAAGACGCCGTACCCGACGAAGTGCTTCCAGCCGATCGGCTGGAAACGCTTGAGGACGTCGACGACCTCGCCGTAGACGATGGTCGGCTGCGCGCCGTACCCGCCCGCGTTCGAGACGGCCTTGGCGAGAGCCTGACGGCCCATCACCAGCGTGCCGTACACGTCGATGGTGCCCGCTGCGCCGGCTCCGTCCGATGCGTTCGCGAAGAGCGGCGCACGGCTGAACTCCATGAAGCGGACGCCCTCGAACATGCCGATCTCGCCGTTGTAGATGCCGGACGGATCGACGTAGTTGGCGGGGGTGCGCCATGCCGATGCGTCGGTCGCCGAACGGAAGTCGTACGAGACGTCGGGGTGGATGAAGCCCACGTAGGAGCCGTTGATCGTCGGCACGTTGGCACCGCGGAGCTGGGCGACGACCTTGCGGACGTCGTTCGCTGCGAGGGTGTCCTCGGCCTGCACCGTGGTACGGCTGGACGGGTCGGTGGAACCGCCGGTCGCGTAGATCACGTTCGAGCCAGCCTGGAGCGTGTTGCGGCAGATCGTGTCGATCGAGACGCCCGCGTTGAAACCGACGGCGTTCGCGGCGACGGGGTCGACGTTGATGAACGACGTGGCACGGAGCTTCGCGGTCGTCACGACGGCGTTGCCGTACTCCTGCATGGTCACCGAGACCTGGCTGTCGGAGAGGGCCACCGGGGTGACGTCGACGGTCTCGGACAGCGCGGAGGTGGCTGCGGCGAGGTCGGCGAAGATGGTGAACGTGTGGGTTGCGCCGGGGTTGGTGGCGTTGGTTGCCTCGACTTCGGCGAAGCGGTCGTAGAAGAGCTCCGGACGGAGCGCGAAGTACGCCAGCTTCTCGAACGCTGTCTGATTGAGATCGAGGGATGAGACCTGGGTGTAGGCCATGACTTGGGGTTTCCTTTGCGGATTGAGGGTTGGTTACTGCTGCGCCTCACGCAGAATCTGAAGAACCTCTTCCTCGGTGGTGGCCGCATTCAGTCGAGCTTCCAGGTCAGGAACCTGGCTTGCGGACCCCGCTCCTGCCGCCATCTGATTTGTCCTGCTCCAGGCGTCCTGCTCGGAAGGATCAGATGATGGTTGGGTGGGTGCCAGCAACCTTGCTTCGACTGCCGCTGCCTTGATCGCATCCACCGTCAGCTCACCGTCGTAGCCCTTGACGAAGTACTTGGCTGCGCTATCGGAGGGATCGACTCCCGCCTTCACGAACGCCAGTTCGCGCTTCGCCTGTTCGGCTTCGGCTGCTTGCTGCCGGAGAGACTTGATCTCCGATTCCAGTTCCCTCATCCGTGACCTGAGCGGGTTGCGCTCCTGGTGGGACTCGGTCTCTGTTTCGTCGAGATCTTCGAACTCTGACATATGGCACTCTCCTATCGGGCCCACATTCCACCGGAGGAGCGGAATGGCTGCGTTGACACCCCATATGTACGCGGGACGACTCGGGGGGCGGTCGTCTCGGTTCCTCCCATCGGGATCAGTTACGAGTGTAAGGGAGATCTAGTTGCACGCGCAACTATCTACTGGGCTTCTCCCAAACCTGTCGCACCCTGCTGTCCGGCGGCGAACCCACCACCCTGTTCGAAGGTTGCGCGACGCCGGCGTGCGCGGGTCTCGACACGTTGACGTGCGGCCGCGTCGGTCCCGAATGTCGCCCCGATCAGTTCTGCCTGGGTGATCTGACCGTCTTCGCCCTGGAGCGGACCTGTCAGTTCCTGTTGTGACTTGACCGCGGCGAAACCTGCCTGGGCCTGCTGGCCGGTGATGCCCTCGGCGGTCAGCTTCTCTGCCTCGGTTGAGGTGAGCTGGATGCCAGCCTGTCGGGCAGCCTCGGCTGCGATCTGTGCCGACCTGGCCTGCTTGACCAGCAGCGGGGTGGCACGGGTCGGATCGAGGAAGTAGGCCGCCAGCCCACCCTCGTCCATTCCGTACAGTTCCTTCATCTGCTTGACGACCTCGGGGTTGGCTTCCGACACGGCCTTGAAGCCGTCGTTCACGCGGGTCTGAACCTCGGCAACGGAAACGTCGCCGGCGATGAACTTCTCGAAGTCGGTTGAGTCGTCGTAGAACCCTGACGGAAGACCTGATCCGCGCATCACGTTGGAGTACCCGCGCTCGAGTCCGACATACTCGGAGACGGTCAGTTCGGGCAGACCGGCCTTGACCCGTGCGGCGTTGGCGGGGAACCGCTTCTTGAACTCGTCGGTGTCGCGGAGAGCATCACCGATCAGGTCGATGTCGGCGTTGGCGGGAAGTGTCTCGTCAGAGATCAGCCCCCATACGCGATCCGTGAGACCGCCCAACTGGTAGCGATCCAGCATCGTCTTGATGATGGTCTTGGCGTCCTGTTCGGCCATTACACAACCTTCCCGAAAGCTTTGCTGATGTTGAAGGCCATCTGACGAGCATCCTGGATCGCGCGGGTCGTCTTGCTGTACCCGTACCGATCATCGGTCTTGAGCTTCTTCTGCCACTCCCCGAGACTGAGCTGACGCTTGTTCCCCTTGCCGTCATCGGATGCGATCGCCTCCATGAACTCGGGCTTGGTGAAGTCGATCTCAGACTCGGTCTTCTCGAGGATGCTGGCCGCCATC